TAGTTTCTGTATTACTAATTAAATCAGAATCACAACAAGAAACTTTTAATCCTTTTATATCTGCATACTCAAAACCCATAGCTTGAGTATTTGGATTTGATTTTATAACAGCAATTAATCCTTTTGCAGTATCTTCTGCACCTGCTGTTTTAGGATAAAATAAACGATATTGAGATTTATTGCCTATAACTAACGCTGTAACATTATCATAACCAATATCATTTATTCTATCTTGTACTTGTTTTGATACTGTACCTAATTCTACGTCACCAATTCTTGCTGTACCTGCAATTGTACGTAAACCATCAGCCGCTAAAAATATAAGGTCACCACCTAATTCCTGTATTGAATGATGTGCTAAAGTACCTATACCTTTTGCTACCTCGGCTTTTGCAAAATTACTAGAACTAGTACCTGCTATTTTATATATACTACTTTCACAAAATACAAATAATTCATCACGAAACACTTTCATTCCTGTGATAACATCACCCATAATAATTGAACCGCCACCAGTGTCAAAATCATCTTCAGTGTATGGCCCAGAAAATTGTAATGTAGATGTTGCATTTGACATTCCGCCATAAAACATATGATTTGCAAATGATTTTACAAATTTAGGATTTGTTGGTGCAGTACCACCACCTGTTGCATTTATAATATCTTCGGTGTAACTAGTATCTAATGTAAAAGCGGCCGCTTCACCTGTTGCAATAATTATTTTATCAGTACCATTAAAATTAAATTTATCAAAATCATAAGTATTTGTTGTACCTTTACTTGTAGCACGAGAAGTCCAACTACCAGAAGTAGTTCCTGTTCTTACAGTCCCACCTCTTGCTGTTACAATAAGGTCATTAAATATTGCACATAATTGTATTCGTTCAGTAGATGCAGAAACTTGCGGTACTATTGTTGAATTAAATTTTGTTGTTCCATTTAGTTTTCTGTATCCACCTTCAATACTTGGTTCAAAATTTTGTAATTGCAATGCTTCTCCGGGATGCATTGTAAATACATCTTTGTTTAAAACCAATCCACCACCACAACTTGCTGTAAATGGTGATATTTGTGAAGTATCTGGCATTAGTTAACTCTTGTATCTCTCATGTATGTTTTTGTATTAATATATTCTGAACGTAAAAACTGCAATTGATTGTCATATTCTTTAACAGCCATAGATGCGGCTTGTGGGTCTGAACGTAATACGTAAGCATAATACTTAGCTTTTGTAGTAATTACATCTTTAAATCTATCATCTAAATCCATTGTGTCACCATGTGCAGATAAATCAGTATGTACTTTCCAATATTCATATTGCACTGTATAATTACTTTGGTCTGGTATTGGACTTAATCCAAATTTTTTATCTTGTGTAGGATATATTATATCTGGACAACCATAAGATGATGAATTATTTGTTAAATCTGTTTGTGAATATCTAACATTCCAATCATCATATGTAATATATTTTAATTTTTTTACTGGTATGTTTTCTGATATTCTTACGTAATCTATATCTAATTGTACTCCAGATGCAGTTTCAAAATATATATATGCTGTTTGCGTAGTCGCTGTAAATGTTGTATCTAATATTGCACCATCACCAAAATTTGATACAGATTTAGTTGTACTTAAAATTTCTCCACCACTTGCTGTAGTTCCTACTTTTATTGCTACAGTACTAGTAGAACTATTAGGACTCATAACTCTAACTTGTAATCTATAAACTTTATTTTTTACAGTAGATATTGATTGATATGCGGCCGCATCATTTAAATTTAATCTGCCATTGCCACTACTTGTATATGAAGGACTTCCATCCCCTGTAGTCCAACCTGTTATATTAGATGTAAATTCTCCATTAGTAACTAATTCTTTTGGTACTAATCTAAATGTATCCCAATCTATTTTTCTATATTGTAAATCTGTACTTTGCGGCGATGCAGATGAAGGTAAATCATATGTTCTTTTACCTGTATCTGTATCTTGTGTTGTAGATAAATATAAATCAGGAATTTCTGATAATGAATTATATATTTCATGCATAGCTTTAACTACAAATTTTTTTACAGATGTTTGTATACCTCTGCTACTTGAAAAAGTAGAAGATGTTAACTCTGGTTCATTTAATTCATTTAATACATTATTTACTAATGTTAAATATGTTGTTGCCATTATGCTCCTGTTTTATTTAATCCTGCTATTGGAAAACTTTCAAATTCTATACAATATGCATCTATTGCTGTTACTGATTTATATTCTGTTGGTTTACTATTATATACTTCATAAAATTCATATCTTGCAATTTGACATTCTTCTTCACTTGAATATAAAAATCCATTATATTTAATTGAAGGTGCATTTGGCATAGATACTAATATTAGCATAAACCATATTTTAATCATTTTAAACTCGTTTCGTGGGGCTGTTACACCCCACATTATTTAATTTATTTTAATTTGTCGTGGTTGCTTTTCTTTTGGTAAATCTTGTACCAAGGTTATATTTAGCATACCATCTTTTAATTTAGCTTCTTTAACATTCATGTATTCAGATAGTTTAAATGATTGTTTAAATGTTCTTTCTGCTATACCTTTATAAAGATATTCTTTGTCTGAAGGATTATTAGTTCCTTCTATTGCTAGAGTATTTTCTTTTTGTGTTACAGAAATATCTTTTTCAGAAAATCCTGCTACAGCAAAAGTTAATTTATACTCATAATCACTCACCTTTTCAATATTATAGGGTGGGTAATTACTTGGGCGAAAGTCAGCTATATCGTTAAATAAGCTATCAAACCCCACTGTCATTGCCCGAAATGGGCTTAGGTCTATCCTTGTCATTGTTTGCCTCCTTATTAATAAGCAAGGTTAATATTGTATCTATCTTTTTCTCTAATCTAGATACATCCTCCTTTAAATCATTATCATCGAATAAAGGAGTAATTTTTTCAGTCTTTGTCATATCCCATTTAGCCATATGATTCCTTTATAAAAAGGGGGAATATTTCATCCCCCTAAGTTAATTTATTTTATGATGAGTTAGAAGCAGTTTCATCTGAACCGCTAATATCACACATAATTGCCCATACTCTTACTTTACCTGCAGTGTCTTGTGCACCGCCAACTAAAATATCAATAGTATCTGCTGTTTTAACGACAAGTTGATGTGCCGCATCAGTAGCATCCATTGGAGCATGACCTGTTCCAGTTGCATCATAACCATCAACCCAACAATCTGGGTCATGGTGTCCTGCTGTAGAACCTGTGATACCTAAATCAAAAGTAACAGAAGAAGAAGAAGCTGTTAGCACTTCTAGTCCTGCACTCAAAACAACTGTTTCTGCCGGTACGTTTAGAGCTTGTATAATGTCCGCACTTGCCGGGTCAAATAAAGAGTTGTCAATTGTATTTTCAACGTAATAAGGCTTTCTTCTAGTCGAAGGATGCCCAGATGTTGAACCAATAACTTTACTATGAGTCGCCATTTGTATCTCCTTCCTTAATCAATTAATAAGTGTCTAGCCATTAATGCTTCCGAACGAAGCACTTTTCTGCCAAATACGTGTAAACCTCTAACAATATCAGCAAAAGAATCTGGGTCTCTCACAACTTCTGTCTTTGCAATAGCGTTAGCAGTTGCAGTAGAACTCATGTGGCCCCATAAAATTTTGTAATAGTTAGATGTTGATGAAGCGGCAAAATTGTTAGTCATATAACAAGAAAAACCTTGAATTTGACCTTCAACTACCTTACCATTTCTGATAGGTGATTTGCCATCTCCTGTTACAGATGCATCCATTAACTTCGCTGATGCTTGAGCAAGTTGCTCATAAAACTCAGGTGAAGCTAAAAACCATCTGTTTTCAGTTGGAACGTCTGCTCCATGTAATCTCTTAGCACAGTTAGCCATAATGTTAAGAGGGTCTGTTTCAGAAGAGCCAAAGCCCGTATCTGTTCCAGAACCATCTGAACCTACAGTTGTACCTGCACCAGAAAGCATAGCCGCAATAACGTTTTCGTCATAAGAATCTTTTAGAGCATATGCCCCAGAAGATGTCGCCAAAGATTCCCAGTTTACGTGAGATTGTCTTTCTTCAATATCGTCAACTTTAAAAGCAAACGCATTAGCTTGGTCTACAACTAGTTGCAGTTGGTCATCAGCCAAATTTTGGATGTTGATTGAACCGCCTCTAGTATAAGATGCCACACTAATTGTTGGCTCTTTTACAATGTTAACTGTATCTCCGTAATTTTCAATCTCTCCTGCATAATCGGTGTTGGTAATATCTTCAACAACCGAAGCAGTACGGAAAAACTTTTGAACCTTTTGGCTATAAATTACCGGTAACCAATTACCCGATGGTAAGTTGTCGTAACCGGCTGATACTGTAATTGCCATAATTTTCTCCAGTTAAAAGGTTAATTATGCCTGTATGCGACCCTCTTTCCTCGCTAAATCTATGTCTTTTTCATATTTAACATACTGTTGAGGTTTGAGTTTTGCAATCTCAGACACTGACCAAATCTTTTTACCACCTTCAGTTGTAATAGAACCTCGTTTAGTTCTAGTAACAGCCTCTGCGGCATTAGGTCTAGTCGTTTTTTTTGTTTGTAGATTGTGGTCAGCTTTATACAAATCAATTACTCTAGCGGCCCATTTTGCATCGGTATTATTTTTATAAATACCATCTGAAATACTTATTGGTTGTTCATTAAGCCAATTATTAAAATCAGTGTTATCTTTTAATTCATTAAAATCTGGATGTAATACATTCAATTCTTTTAATGCTGTTTGTTGCACTAATTTTGATTCCTCACTTCTTAATTCTTCTAAACGAGATTCAATATCTTCCACTCGTTTATCAGCTTGTAAATGAGCAACAGATTCAACAACATTATAAACATCTGGATATTTCTCTTTAAACATCGCCAACTCTTCTGGGCTTTTTGGAGCTTTATAAGTTGGTTTAGATTGTTCAGAAAGAGATTTTTCTTTTTCTTTCCATTCGTTTACTTTTCTATCATAATGAGCTTTTAAATCATTATAACGTTTTTGAAAATCATGTTCTTGTTGTTTTGTTGGCTTTTCTGTTTCCAAAAAGCTAGTTGTTTTTTTAGGAGTAGCCTCTTCGGTGTCCTGTGTTTCAACTGTTTCAGTTTCATCTAACTCTCTTCTGTTAGAATGTTTATATGGGGTAGGCTCTAAGTCTTGTTCTTGTTTAGCTTCATCTACCATTTTTTCCTCCTTGAGTGCCTTTTAATAAGGGTAGCTCGGTTGTTTTTGGGGCTGTACATTATGTACAGGTCGCCATCTAAAATATATTATACACCCATTGAAAAAGGTGTTACAAAATATTTAAGAAACTCGTTATGTCGTTTTTGCATACCATCAGTAAATTCTAATTTACCATTTATTTTTTGTCTTGCTTTTGATTCTTCTGAAATTGCCGCCCAATCTCCATTTTGTATTGCTGTAGAAAGATTAGTATATTTACTTGCTCTTGTTCTACCTAAATGAAAATTTTTCTCCATAAGAATCATTTTTGAATTATAATCTAAATCATCAAAAGTTTTAGAGTTAGTATGCTTATTATAATTTGCCCTAGCATCATCTTGTGCTATTAAAATATCTGCCGCTAATAACTCATTAGCGTAATCTTCAGTTATTCTTCCATTTTGTTTTAATATCTCTAATAATTCAGTATCTTTTTCTGTTATTTTATGTCCATGCCCAATAACATATTGATTACCATCTTGTCTTGGCACTGCATCAAATCCTTCAACATCTATTAAAAAATCTACTAATTGTTCATATGTTGTATCCCAACCCGGTAATTGCCTATCTGGTCTATCGTAATAATTTTTTGGTGTATCGTTAGCTCCAAATAAATTTGGTGTACCATCTGGATAAATAAATTCTAAACTGTTATCTTTTATTTTAACTTCTGCATTTAATCTACCATTACCTGTAGCAAAATTAGCTTTATCCATTAAATAATTTGTTTCTGTACCTGCTATTGCATTATATAAAAATGACACATCTAAAAGTTTTTCAGTATCTTTTGTACCATATTTTTCAATTGCATTTTTTAAATTTGACATTGTTTCTTGGTACATCATGTTATTTACATATTTACCTTTATCAAATGCTTTAGTATTTATAATTTTTTTTACTTTTTCACTTGTTTGATTCCACAATTTTTTACCAATGTAACCTGCTTCAAATTCAATTGCTCCCTGTGTTGGTGCAGATATTTGGTTATTAAACTCTTCTAATCCCGGCTGTCTATTAGACATAGGAAAATAATCTACATTAGAATTTGGATTATTTGGTGCAGGTTCTGTTTTTATTAAATTATCAAAATCTATGTCTGGATTAGGTGTATATGGTTCTGCTTTTATCATATCCCCAGTATTATACTTAGAAGGTTTATTTAATTTTTTTAATTCAGCGTAACCTCCATCAACATATGGTACTAATTCTTGTGGTATTTGCATTTCACCATTATGTACAAGTATATCTACTTTATCACCTTGTTTGTAACCTTTAGTTTTAACACCTGCGTCTTTTGCTCGTAACATAGCTTGTTCTACTAAACTACGTACTTTAGGGCCATTTTGTTGCATAGCAGGATAACCCATAATAAAATCACCTTCTTGTGCTTGTAAATCTACATCATCTGCTCGTAAAGATGCAGGAGCCGCATTTGGGTCATTTATCATTTGTGGTTTTCTCATAAATC